CCATCATATGTGATATTTTTTAACTGGATTATATCGCTAGGTAAGTTGTAGTAGGCAGTTCCAGAAGTTGTTGTAGTCTCAGCGCGTACAACACTAGATCTAAGAAGCAAGTCTCTGTTAAGTTTACCTTCAGTTAAACTAATAAAATCAGGTATGATGCTTGTTAAATCACTTCTGTTTAAGTAATTAGCAACACTTGCTTTTAGTTCTGTGTATGTAGCTAGAGCCATTAAATAACACTTTCATGTGTTCTGAGGAAGCGATACTCAGGATCATTGAGAAGTTGTTTTACTTTAGGCATATGAGCTTTGTTCATAATGTCAATGCCAAGTTCACGCTTCCATTTCTCAACAATAATTAAAGGTATGCTTGCAACTTTACGCATACTTTTGTCTTTAGTTTCTACTCCACCGTATATGGAGTCCCCGTTAAATTCTTGTTTGTTAAGTTTTAAAAGAGGCTCAACATCTTGAGTGTTGTGAAGGATTATTTTTTCTTCTGCGGCATCATAATTAAATTGAGTTTTAATTGGATCGTTATTCATATTAACCTCGTAAAATAAGGGGCAGGGGAATTACCCCCCACCCATTACTGTTAGCTTAAGTTAAGTCGTATACTGCACCAAGAGCTTTCTCGTTTTTAACAACAAGGGTAAACTCAGTAATAATAGCACGCTGTTCGCCATCAGAAGTACTCGCTACTTCTTTCTGTGCAAACGGACGTAGGTAAGCTACACCATAATACTCAGGATCAAGAATCCATACATCACGAGCACGTTGGAAGCGGTTAGGTACAACAGCTAATTCACCGAAGTCACTAACATAGATATCCATACCACCGATAATACGTTGGTCAGCAGCATCTATATAGTTAGAAACTCCACTAGCTCCACCTACACCGACAAATGTAGAGAAGATTTGCTTCTTAGCAGGAGCCATCATAAGATACTTACAATCTGCACCGTTATTATAAGCTGTTAGAATCGTAGCTTTAAGAAGTGTTTCAGTGAAGGTACGTTGTGTACCATCTGTACGAGCAGCACCGTTACCAGCACCTGAACCGGCTTGGCTTACGTTAGTAGCAACATAGTTAGGCAATCCACCTAATTTACGTACCGTAGAATCAGCGGCCATTGCAGTTTTAGCTTGGTTATTGAGAAGACTTTTCTCCATATCCCGCTTCAACTCTTTAGAACGCTTCGTCATTTGGTAAGCTAGTTCTTGCTTACGTCCTGCTTTAGAAACAGCGTCAAGAGTTCCAGAAACCAATGTGGTTTTAAGAGAAATCTGACATATGTTGCCAAGTCGGACTGTTGCTGCTGGCTCTGCTGCCACAAGAGTTGCACCCTCTTCATTGTAGTTTGTGGTAACAGCATCAGCAAGAGCATCGGTTTGCCACTCATGGTTTACTGCAATCGCATCTTCGCGACTACCCATAGACATGAACGGAGTTTCAGTAGGAGTAATATCATAGATAACATTTTCTAAGTCTTCGCGTAAGCCTATCGAAGAGTAAGATACATACACACCTGTTGGTTGTGCCATAGTTCAGTTCCTTTAAGTTAAATTAAATCCATAAACGCATTTACAGCATCTCTGGTAGTACCACTTTTACGCAACTGTTCACGTTTTGCTTTCATCTCACGAGTACTCTTTTGCCCTTTAGTAACAGGGATACCAGCTTTCATAACTCTGCTGGTACCTTTTTTAGCTACTTTAGTAGTCTTAGATGAGCTTGCTTTATCTTGTAAGTATGCCTTGTGTAATACAAGTACAACCTTATGATCCGCAATCGCATTTATATCCTGCTCTGTAAATCCCATACCTAAAGCAAATTCTCTCAAATCACTTTTAAGGGTAGAACTTGGATCAGCATATTCAGGTAGGACTTGAATTAACTTCTTGCCCTCTTCTTGCAAAGTTTGCTGAATATTCTGCTGGACTTCTTGTTGGGTTCTATTGTACGCATTCTGTCGTTCTTGTTGAGTACGTGCTACTTTTTCCTTGGCATCTTGAAAATCCATACGTTTATCAATGTATTCGGTAGGATCGTCTTCTTTTAATGATACCCAGTCAATTTCTTCAAACTTTTTAAGTTCTAGATTTTGAAAGTTTTCCGCATTGGCAAGTACTTGAGAATACTGCTCACGTTCTTGTTGAACAGCTTGTACATTAGCTTCGTAAGCTTTCCGCATTTCTGCAACAGATTGCGACTTTCTGGTATAATCAGATTGCCGCTGATACCCGTTTCTAAGTTCATCAAGAGTAACCTCATATTCTTCGCCATCTACCTTTACGGTATAGCCTTTTGGGGTTTCTTCATAATCTTCTTCTTCAGATACCTCTACTTCTTCAACCTCTTCGTAATCTTCCTCTTCTATTTCTTCTAGAGTAGACTCTTCTTCTTGAGGTTCTTCGATAGATGCTTGTTCTGGATTAGTGTCATCACTTCCGAACATGACATCAAACATATTGGGGGTAGTTTCAGAGACTTCCTGCGCTGCAGGATTGGTCACTTGATCGTCCATTTTTTATAGCTCCTAAGAATTTTCTATTTTGTTATTGTCAATACACGCTTCTAAATCGTCAATAATAGATTGCAGAGCTTGCACTTTGTACCAGTTGTGCTCTCTATCTTCAGATGTATCAGAGTGTTTCCATTGTTCTATCAAGGATAGTTCAATATTTGCTACTACTTCTTTAAAAACTTCATTGTTTAGTATAACAGAAGCTTGAGCAGATTGTTCTTTTACACTTATCTCTGACTCTGCCATAGCTAAGTACACCTTATGTTTTAATAATGAAGTTAATAGGTATTAAAGGTGTTACAGCAGTACCAGCAGCGGCTACAGCCGTCTGAGAGGTTCCTAGCGAGTTACTACCACCAACACCAATCGGTAGAAACGATCTAAAGTCAGGTACTTTAAAATTTGAGCCAGATGTTCCAAACACTGTTCCTATTACTGCATACAATGCAGAATATGTAGATGTGCTGTAATTATCCCCATCACAGAGAAGCCAATCGTTAACACCTGAAATAGTCTGTGTTCCTGGAATAGAGTTAGAGCCATACATCATAATAGCTCCCACTTCAAAACCTAGCTTATTCATTTGTGTGGAAGATTGTGTTACAGCAGTTGTGGCTAAGTTTGGGAATTGTGTTTTAAGTACACTTTTAACCAAACGTAAGTGATCGTCACCTTCTGAAATATTATCACTTGCTGCTGGATAACTGGTATTTAATTGTGAAATGTAACTTGCAGATTCGACTGTCATTTTATATCCTTAACGTAGTCGTTAATTAATTATATCAAAGTTAAGCGGTAAAGTCAACCTATATTTGACCATTTTCTTCTATTAGTAGTATAAACGTATTTTCTCGTGTCTGCCAAATTTGAGTATAGCTCTTGTGAGAGTAAAACTCACCGACTTTACTTTTTAGCCTGAAAACATATCGTTGATCTAAAAGTATGCATTGCTCAGAAGCTATAGCTGCGTTTATTACTGTTCTTATTTCTTGTTCAGTACTTATACCTTTAAGTTTAGTAAGATACTCTGTATTATTACATATAAACTTAGCGGCTACAGGATCACCACTTACGTTCTGTGCAAGTACACTTGTACCACATAGTATTAAGAGTACAGGTAGTACTTTAATTAATTGGAGGATGTTTGCCATTGTGCATCTTTTCCAGTTTTTCTATTCTGTTATGGTTATTGTTAGCTAAGACCAACATGCGCTCTAATTCACGATGTCCTCTTTCTAATTTATCAGGTGCCATGATTGAGCTAAGTACAGCAGTCTTTTGAGAGTTAAGGTCAATCATGTTCTCACACTTATCACTACGTCTGTCTAACTCTCTCAGTCTTGATTCGTAGTCTGCTTTTATATCATGCAATTGTTCTATCACAGAAGATAACTTTTGTCTTACAATTGCAAATGTAGTTACAACACTAATTATCATGCCGCCTAATGTAATCATTAAGCGTAAATCTATACCTTCCATAATACTCTACCTAAGTTTTACAATTAAAATGGTACTAACCAATACAACCAGATCCTTGACAGCGGTTGATCCAAACGGTATAAGCCATCCCTAAACCTAAGGCAATTATAAAAATAAATTTAAGAACTTCGATAGCATAGTGGTATAGTTTCTTTTTTCTTTCCCCAGCATTAATATTCTTCTGCTTCGTAAGCTTTTTTTGTTTCTCCTGTTTAACTTTTTGTTCAGCTATTTTCTCCTCACGTAACTCTAAGATCTCTTCCCAAGTACCCTTACCATATTTGTTATTTATAGTCCTGGCTAAGTTTTCAATAGCTCTGTCCAATGATTTCTGTTCAAGTACTTCAGCAGCTACTGCACCTATAGAAGTTTCATCTTCTTCATCTTCATGTGTAGTCTTTGACAAAGACGATCTTAACTTGCTGGAAGGTA